CAATCTCTCCCTTATAAATTCTTGGGGCACATGCTACATAGTTTGAATATGTCTTCTGTATTGCGGCATCTGGTCTTACCATATTCTTGCAAAGCTCCCATTTGATAAGCATATTTGACCCTAATGTCATTACGCCTTCATACCACACCTCAATCTTTTTATCTATTTTTTCAAAGTTTTCATTTGGCTCTGGATTAAAACTATCGTCTTTCTTAACTACCTTCTCTCCTCCATTATTTAACTTCTTTTTCTTATGAACAACGCTGTTAGTTGTTTTATAATTAAAATATAGTAATGTCACAGTATCTTTCTGGAAAACACTTTCTCTGTATTTTGCCATCCCTATATAGTAATCGCCAAATTCTTGTCCGCCTCTTACCGCTTCCTCTAAATCTTCCTCATCCATATCTGGGTTTAGCTTCAGCAACTCACTTACATGTACTGTTTTAACCTCACCCCAATAAAAACAATCAGAGAATGTAGGAGACTCTGTGTATGAATGAACAACTGTTGCTGGGTCAACATACTCAATTCTAATACCGTCATTAATATTAAATGTATGCTTACCTATCCCAATACCAAGAGTTGTTAAGTCGTAGTGAAACTTATCTCTTAGATTTTCATAGTTATTTAATTCAAAAATTGTATCAATAGCTGTCTCCTCAGCTATCTCAATTCTTGGCTTATATTTCATTTGCATGAACAAAGAAAGCTCATCATTCGTTTCTGGCAACTCGTCTGGCGGAACCTTAAAAGTATCAACACCGAAATTCTCCTTTATAGCCATTAATACAGGCTTTGCTATCATTTGAGACTTAACCATTTGCTGATACTTATTTCTTTCGTCAGCAGACATAGCATCAACAGCTCTAGCCTTTGTGCTAAAGGTTCTGTCTGACATTCCATTTACAACAATATCAACAAACTTCGGAATAATAGGAACTGGAGTCCAGTCCATATTTATATGTGACAAGTCATCTCCAAACCCTTTCTTATACTTCTGAATAGGCTGCTCGCCTCTAGCATATAGCCTAGTGTTATGGAAGTCTGTCCATCTAGTAAAAAACTTACAAGTACCTCCGCCCTCCTGAAACCATTCGTGCTGTATTGCTTTACCTATCTTTAATCCATACTCTTCAGTAGCCTTTATTGAATCTTTTACGTTTGCACTAGGGAATGGTTGTTTCGGAATTGATATATTTTTTTTATCTCTCATTATTTAATAGCTGACTAGTTCTACCAGAATTGTCATACTTCGCAAATTTAATACTTATTTTTGTATTCTCAGTCTTTGGAACGTACAAATGGCGCTGTCCAGCCATTATTGCAAGTCCGCTACTTATTGCAGCATCAAATTTAGTTCTATTGTTTATATCAAATTTAGCCCAAGATTGTAGTGTTTTATTAAAAAACATATCGCCAATTTCTTCTGAGTCCCTATAGGTGCCGTCTAAGTCGTACCCAACATATTTTTCTATGTATGTCTGTATGGCATCTGCGTGTGCCTGCTTTACGTCTTCGCTCGTATTCGGTATCCCACCTAGCTCTCTTTCTGTTACTGACAGTTTTGCTAGTGGCTTATCTGGCCTGTTCATGCTAAATGGCCTATATCCCCTATTCTTTAAATGGTATAGTAGCCTAGGTTTATTGTTCTCTGCCAAAATTTGCATTCCATAGAAGTGAATTGCCATTATTACATCTTCATAAAATATCTCAGCTGTCTGTGGCCTAGATATGTATTCAAGAAAGAAATGGTTCGTAGGAACTTGTTCCATGTGAAACTTAGTCAGGCCGTGTAACGCTCCATTTGAACCTCCACCACCTACTACGCCAGATATGTCGTAACTATCGCATCCAAAAATACCTAGATGCTCATTCAGTGGGTACCTTAAATTATTTCTTACGGCTACATTATTTTGCAGATGTGCTGGAGGAATCCATGACACTAAAAATCTTCCTTTATTGTCAGGAGTCCAAATAACCTTTGTGTCCTTCTCTCCATTATACCAGCTGAAGTATCCTCTAGTTAAAGTCCTTCCCTCTATCATCCCTTCATTGTAATCTATCTGCTGGTATATCTTTGTAAGGTTAAATAGGCTGCTTATACTCTCATCCCTAAAAGCATGACTCTCTGTTCTTGGGAACTGCCTATAGTGTTCGTTCAATGCGTCTGAGTCATTCTTTAGTGACTCAACTTCATTATTCCAATGTTCTATTACTCCTATAGAAACAGACTCTCCATCTGAAGTTTCAACAGATTTGCCTTTAGCTACCTCTAGTATAGGGAACCCCCATTTATCTATATACCCCTCAAAGTTCCATTCCATAGGTATAAATAACGCATATAACCCACTGGTAGTTTGTCCATTATTATTTCTTACTCTTGGGTTTGACTTTTCAAACAACTCCTTAAACTCAGCTCCACCTTTTGATAACGCATTACTGGTACTACCCATCATACACTTACCAACAATATTCTTACCTAATCGCAGGCATGTCTTCGTTATTTTCCAGTTGTTTAGTATATTTTCAGGCTTGAGCCATTTTCCTGTTTCGTCGTGAAGCAAAAACTTAAGCTTGGCACCATCATAACTATTGTCTGTAGTAGCCTGCCAGTCAATTACTGTATTTAATCCATCTAATTCTTCTTCGTCTGTGCTAAACATTGTCTTCCTAGTCAGCCTACTTGCTGGAACCCGATATGATATTTCCGTTTTGGGTCTATCCATACCATCTTGAATAGGCCTAAAAAAGAATGGATAATTAAGCCCCATTGGAACCACTTTCTCTGTAAATAGTTTTTTAGCATCACCACCTGTCTTGCTTAGTATTCCTAATCTAGCGTCTCTGGTGATTGTTCCAATGTTACTACACTCGCTACCAGACATAAACGAAAATCCACTTCTTCTGTTTTTAAGGTAACATATTCCATAGCATCTATTGTCCGCTTTACATGCCTCCCAAAAAATGTAAAATATTCTATTACTTTCTCTAAACTCTGGTAATCCAACATCTATCTTAGTCCATTGCAAGTACATGTAGTGGCTCCCTGTTAAGTAAGTAGGTATTCCTTTATTTAAAAACCAGTGCCCATTAGCTCTCTTATCAAACTCTCCTTCTATATAGTCTATGTATTTTGACTTGAACTCGTTGGTTCTAACATTCCATTCTGCTTGAGACTTTATTGATGCCAACTCTTTCGGTATTTCGTGTGGAGACCATGTACCTTCTTCATTAGCTTCACACTTCTTTTCTTTTGGAAGGGCTATTAATAAATCGTTTATGTTATAGATATCTCCAATTGTGCCATCCTTAGATATTACAATTATATCAAACTCTTTATTGTACCCATAAGTCCACATGCCCATAGAATTTCTAGAAGCTTTTATGCTTGATGGTACTATATCTTTTTCTATCTTGTACATTATTTAGATGACCTCTTTTCTGCAAATCCCTTAGTATCAACTATTCTGATATCGGCAGTATTATTACTTAATCCAATAGCGCTTTCTTGCGCATCTATCTTGTCTAGTATGGCAAATGCATCCTCTATTGCTATTCTTTTAGCCTGTGCAGCGCTCTTTAGCTTATCAGCTGATAGATTATCTTCATCGTTGGTTATAATGGCTTCCTTGGCCACTTTTATCAATTCCTTTACAGCTATTCTTCCAGCTTTTATAATCTCTTCTCTTAGGTCAGTTGTATGCATATATTTCGATTAAACATTCTGTACAATTTCTTATCGTCTATCCTGAACTCGTAGTCAGAGTCTGGTTGATATACCACCTTATCGCCTTTAAGTATCCCTGAATTTATCATGTCTATGTTTGGATACTCAACTATAGCCGTTAATGGCTCATCGCACAATGACATAAAGCAGTAAGGGCTTGGCGCATACCAAACTCCATCCCTACTATACATAAAGTATTGGTCTGGGAATATTAAAAACAAATCGTCTTTAAAAAATGAAGGAGAGCTTTTTTCTCTTCCCTTCATATCAAAATATTTTCTAAAGGTATTATGGTGAACAAGAAGGATATCTCCGACTTGTATCTCTCCAGAATAGTTTAGTGGCAGCGAGATTATCTCCGCCTGTCTATTAGTGGTAGTATGGTCTTCTAAAGAGGCGCTTAAAACAAGGCCACTTTTATTTACCGAATCATATCTAACTCCACCAACAGGCCTGCACATAAAGCAGTATGGTGAACGCATATTTTAAAAGTTTATATTATACTCAATTGATATTGGCATGTTTATATTAAAAGACTTCCACTGCATAACTTCCTTCTGGTTGTTTTCAATCCATATTACTATGCATCCATACTCATCCATTTTTATCAAATGTATTTTATGGGTGCCATTTAATATAGACTGCCCGTGGATGTAATGCATGGCACCATCTTTACAGTCTAAACCTACAGATATTTTCCTAATTTCCATCTCTAATAATATCCCCTGTGTTTAAATTTAACTCAAAGTCACCGTACTTATCGTACAACGCTTTTTGAATAGACTCTATGTCTGTTGCGTATTTCTGAAACTCCATAGTAGCTAAATGCACTTTGTATTGCGCATCGCCTAGCTTCATTTGTGAAACATATAGCGACTCTCTAGCCTCTACTAATTGAGCCAATTCTTCTTCTGTAAGTTTTTCGTTCATGATATTTTATTTAATTTTATTTATTTATTTATTATAATAATTGAGATAGCATCCATGTATTTGCAGCTACTTGAGTTAATATTACATACGATTGAGATAACCCTATAGATATTCCAGTAGTCCCTGAGTTCAAAAATACCCCAGAGGCAGGTGTTACCGTTAGTGTAAATGAGCTAGCTGGTCTGATTAATATTACCTCAGTACCTACTGGTATTGATGTTGTAAGGTTTGTAGGTATAGTTAGTGTTGAGTTTGTTGATATAGTAAAATATATAATATTATTAGCGTCTACTGATGAAACTGTATTTGATGCACTTAAAACTCTTACACCTTTAGTTTTAACACTCGATGCAATATCAGAAAATAAGAAACTTTTTGTATCTCCATTAGCGTCAGAACCTATTAGTTTACAGTTTGCAGTTATAGTAGCATCCGTATAGTCGCTAGACTTTAAAGTCTTCATTACATCCTGTATAGAAAAATTCTTAGTAGCTCCAGTTTCATCTGTACCTAAAATCTTACATCCACTTGGTATTGGCGTGTATATCGGATAATCTTGTATTTCTATCATGCTACAAATATATGACTATTATCTTAATTGTAATATAACCCTGTCTTTTCTAAAGTCTTTTTTAGACTTAACAATGCTGTCACATCTGAAATTTTCAGAATCATTAATCTCTGGCTCTATTTCCATAACAATAGATTTACTATTCTTTTCTTCTATAAACCTCATGCAAACATTCTTCTTTTTGCATTTTTTATTATTACATCTAACCATCATTGTCCTATACTATCTATTTCGCA